CCGCCTGTTGCGCCTTAAACTCAAGTTCTGCCATGTCGGATTGCTGGACCAGTTTAGCCTTCTCCATCTCGCCCTGCACCCGGACCTGAGCAACCTCAAGCACTGGATTAGCCGGTTGCGGTTGCTGTGCCGCCGCCTCTTCTGCCGCCTGCATCTGCGTATCGTCTTTGAGAATGTTCAGTCGGCGTGAAGCATAGAATTGTTCAATGGCCTTGTCCCAGTCGGTCTTACGTGCTATGTCAGGGTCTGCCTTGAGTGCGAAGACTTGGAGTAATAATTGCGCCTGCTGGTCCTTTTCGTACAGCACAGACACACCCCTTGGGTCAACGTCGAAATCACCCTTAATAGCGCTGTTCTCGTTGTACTGCATATTCCAGTCGTAGTACCTGCGGAGATGCCTACGCGTAATCTGGTCGTCATACCGTTTGATCCGGTTGCGGATGCTGGTATTGGCTGAGTCTACCATGATATTGGTAGCGCCCAGCGTCTCAGGAGTCTCCTGCGCCTCTCCCTGGAATATGGTAGGGATTGAAGTTTCGAGGTCAATAAACCTGAGTGTCAACTCGATGATACGCTGAAGGGGTTCTTGGTTGTTCTGGATCTGGAATTGAGTGATAGCTTTGCGGATGTCGTCTATCTCGCTCTCTGCGTCAGGTCGCCATATCCGCTTGCCGCCAACCTCCCACTTGCCGTCATCAGGTTCTAGCCCCATGATAGCCAGGTTAACACCAGCACTATCCCCTGCGTTGTCCAACATTGCCCGCCATGCAGCGTCGATGACCCGCTGGCCCCACATCATCATGTACGGGATGCCTACGCCCCACGGCTCGTCGCTCACCTTCGTCCACTGAAAGAAATCGTATGGCAATTCCCCAGTATCGAGCGTGTTGAGTGCGGCCTTTACCGGGCGGTCGTTAATGAACACCACACAAGCAGAGACCGACTTTGCACCCTGGCACTCACAACCCAGCAGCTCCATGTCTTCTCGGCTTACATCTCCGTGATACTCCCAACGCTCATACAGACTGCCCTTGGTCAGTTGCTCGGACTGTACACGATACTGATTCTTTCGGTTATCCTGTGTGACGGAGGTCTTGCGAGGGTCTTCTTCTAGCACCTTCATCAACTGCGCTTCGTTGTACCCAGGCAAACCTATCAGCTCCCTGACCTCACGCGGACGGATGGTGTCCTTTTCCCATATATATGATGCCTTGGCGATATCCTCGCCACAATCCGGAGAAGGGTAGACATTCCAGACCGATACCATCTTACTCGCAGGCTGGTTGTCTTCCTTGGTGTCTAAAACGTGGACAGTCTTCTCAAACCCTTCCTCGTCAGTGCCAGTCTCCGGTCGCCAATTGCGCTTAACAGACTTGACGACACTCGGCCCCTTGAGTATGCCGGTGCCCATCTTCGCCGCCGATCCAATCAGTTTACGACTCTCCCCGTTGAAATCACACTCGGTTAGTTGGTCCTCGATCTCCAACTCCATGCCGCGCATTTTTTTTTCGGCACGCGCCTTGATATCGAGCGCAACGTCCTTCATCCTTGCGGGCTTACCATTTGCGTCGGTGATCGGCTGGCCTTGCTGCATGGCAGGACGGTCATCCTCCTGCATGTCGCGCATCTTGGGCTTAGGCGTGACTTTGAGCGCCCAGTTCTTGTCATCCACCGGCAACATGGTATCGCTAAACCTGCCCTCAGCCGTCTCGCACCGCCCACGCACCACGTTCATGCTTACCCTGGACCGATTAGGGCCACGGCTCTTTACAGGTGCTTCGCCGCTCGCATAGTCCAGCATCGAAACCCTATCGCCCTTCTCATCGGCGTAGTCGATCAGGTTCTCGCTGATCTTCCACCGTCGCTCGACTCCACACGCGGCACGGAACTCGATAGCCTCAGAGCGTTTCGCCAGGATAGCCTCGGCGAACGCCTCGATCTTGCTATCCATCAACTCCTGCTCTGCTTCGTCAGTTACGTCTTCGATCATTAGTACCCCACGGCAGAGTCAATAGGCGCATAGCCTGGATGGTAGGTTCGTTGTTTTTTCGTCGCGCTGGTCTTCCTGGCACCCTCGCAAGCATATCTGAGAGCGTCGATGACATGGTTGTTCTTGTCCTCAATCACGCTGAGGATCTTATCAGTGAGTGGATCTTGCTTGTATTTGTAGGACTTCAGCTCATCAATGAGGTGTTTGCAGCGAGGATGGACAACAATGTCAAACGACTGAAGGAACGCAATCCCCTCTTCAATCGACCCCGCCCCTTTCACTGTCGGGTTGATCTTCGGGTATCCGTTTTTCTTCATGTGACTGATTGTTTCAGGCCTTGCTGAGTCGGCAGTAATGAACCATTTCCGGCTTTCCGGTACGCGGTCAAACAGGTCGGGCAGGTTGACAATCTCACAACCTATCATGTATGCCTCATAGTCCACATAAAGCCTGTTCCCCTCAATAGAGGACCTCACCAGCACAGCCGGGTCAACCGAGAACCCCCAGTCGGCCCCTAGCCTGTATATCGTCCCTAACGGTCGCTCAAACTCTTCGACAATCCAGTTCTTGAATACCCTAGCCTCGGAGTGCTGTTTGTACTGCCCTAGCCAGATGTGGGAGAACTTATCGAAGTCGCGGCCACGGTCATACTCAAGTTCATCTCTCAACTCCTGCGGCAACCACGGGTTATCCATGTAGTTGCTTTCTACCACTACAGCACCAGGAGGCAGAGACGGTCCTCTGAGTAATTGGTCAATCGGGTCGGTCGGCAGGTCAGGGTTCCAACTGAACCACATCTCCGATCCGGGCTTACGTATCGTCGGTCTGAGCAGGTCGAGTGATTTCTGACTTGCCGCCTGCGCTTCCTCAAACCATGCCCGGTCGAATCCCTCTAATGATTTAATCGAATCGGCAGTGTGATTCTGCATACCCTCGAAGATGATGACCCCGCCTTTCTTCGTCAGTATGCGCCGGTCCTGCACCTCGAAATATCCGCCAACATTCATTGCCTCGATCTTCAACTCAAGGAGTTTCTTAACCGAGAACTCAAGACTTTTCAGGGTTTCACGCAAACACACGTTGTCCAGCTTTTCGCGTATGTTCTCTTCAACCATCAACTCAGCGAAGAAATGGGACTTTGCCGACCCTCGGCCCCCGTATGCTCCTTTGTACCTAGCAGGATGCAGCAGCGGCTCAAACACCGGCGCTGTATCAATTACCAACTCCCTCACTTGATAATCCTGCGAACAATAGTGTGCACCAATTCAATCGGGTGATCTGAGTGGGGAGTATCTTGCCTAGCAATGTCATGAATGCGTTCGGGTTGTTCTCAGCCTGACTCAGTAGATACTTTTCGCCACCAGCCTTATCGAGCGCTGCAAGCACCATCGCCTTGATATCGACAGTTATCTTATTCTGTGACCCTTTCGGTCTACCTGGCCCTTTCAGTGTTTTTTTGCCGTTTTTGGGGAGATTATCTTTCATAACAATTTCAACGGGAAAGTCTCACTCGCTCACTACGTTTATATCAACATTTGCGGTCTTGCTATCTAGCACCCATTTCGCTATAGCATCCGACTTACGGAGCAGGGCAAGCGTGTCAATCTGGGGGTCACATGTCATGACCAGGTCAACGATCTTAAATCGCATGGTCTGCTCGTGCTGCCTAGGGTCTGTGTCGATGGGGGCGGGGGGAGTGCCAAGCGAGATACAGTTACGATAAAAGGGATCACCCCAATTAGCTCCGAGTGCTCTATTTGCTTCTGCTTGCGACATCACTGGTATTTTACTCATGGCACCCCTTATCTATATCAACATTTGCGGGCAGTTTTTCATCCATCTGCGGCTCAACGTACACTCGATACTTGACAGGTGCCCTGTACCATGCACCATACTGAGGATTCTTTATCCTGACGGTCTTGTGTATTACATTTGGGATATACCCGGTGCTTGTCGCAGTCCGCTGGTAGGTTATCGGGTCCATCTCAACCCCCATCATTCAGGTCTTCATATCTATCGGACAAGTATTCGCCCCCAGGCCATTCCTCCCGCCCCAGCAGGTTATCCATCACCTCATCAAACTCGTAGGACACCTCTTCCTTCCCGAATATCCTATCCCACCCATCGCGGTACGCATCGTTTGGCACATGACAGCCTGACAATCCCTTCACTCAGTCACCGCCCGATACATCTCATCCATGGTAGTCAACCCAGCGTCGATATGCGCCCGTGTCTCGTACACCCCGCGCTCTCCGCATTGCACCATCACCACAGCCTCACCGTTGACCATTGCCTCAGTCTCGATGATCTCGTGTGTGGTAGTAGCGGCCTGCACATCGTTGTATCGCTGAATGTTCCGCTGTATCTCTGCTATTCTCAGCATCTCGGCAAAATTATTGTGCATTAGTCCTCCCTCTCCCAATCCTGTGTAAATCGCTCCCAGCAATCCGCCTCTAGATCGTCTAACGGATCATGTGCGTAGTCATGGCCTGATTCATCCATTCGTTCGTCAGGCAGGTCGCTGAATATATCGACTAAATCTTTCATATATTTATAGTTTGTAGGAAGGTGCAGGAGTCGAACCTGCGATGCCTGCATTCAACACCACATTTACCTCAGTCAACTGGGGTCTATGGCCAGGTCTTGTTTCTTCGTCAGCGTCTGCCGTTCCGCCAACCTTCCATCTCAACTTGTTTGATCATATCGCAACTTACGCTTTCTCGGCCAGCCCACCTTGTATATCCTGGTCGGCTTGACTCTATCGTGTCGCTCGCACATCTGGCATCGCCTACCTGCTTCGTCGCAACAGCAGATCATGGTAGCTCTTTTACTCATACCTTAATATTATACCACAGCCTGACAATCAATGCAATACATTTTTATGTTAGGCTATAAAGAAAAAATATAGGTTATGCGCCGAGCCTCGTAATATTGATAATGTTCGGGGTAACATCCTCGCCACTCTCTGTGGCCTTCTCCCGCATCATCGCGTTCAGTTCCTTCATATCTCCCGATCTCAACCACGGCTTTGCCTCTATCACCTGACTGCAATACGCCCAACCTCGCCTCGTGGGCCATGTATAGGTAATGGCGTAGCTCGTCTTCCACCCACACACCCTGGCAACCCTGGCTATCAATCGTCTCATGTCAATTATCAAACTCAGCATGATCACCCATGCAGCGGCCCATATACACAAGGCGAACGATAGGAAAAACGCAGTGTACACAATAGTTGCATTCATCAATTATCCGTCTCCATATACCCATCGCAAGCCTCAGCCCGCTCGACCATCGCCCGCAGGAACCTCGCACACTCCCCGAATAGCGCATCGTCCCCAACCATCTCACGCAGCAACGCAAACTCAATCTTGGTGTACCGTTTCAGCGCTGCCCACTCTGCTGGTTGCGGGGATGCTGATTCGATTTCCTCAGCCTCAATGATCATGTCGATCTGGTGGCTATCGAGGATGGTTGTCATCCGTAAATTTCCCGCTGCATGTCATCAATAACCTTTTTTATTCCACCCACATCCCTGAAATAAAAAGCCCTTTCCAGCTCACGCAACATTTTCCGCATATCCCCATAGACTGCATCCCTCAACTCTGCAACCACGTTCCCCTTGCAAGCGTCCGCATCCTCTGGTCTGCAATGTACGCACACACCCCACTCTACCTTTATTTTGTGCTCCAGGAGAATAGAATATGGGACTGCCTCGACATGCTCATCAACAGAGAGCAACGGGTACATGCGAAACATATCCATCTGACCATGCGCTTGATGGGTCAGTGAACACTTTACAGCATCAATGAACTTGCTCATCTTCCCTCATTCAGCAACCCCCGGTTTTACGCGGGGGCGGCTAGGATGGACCAGATCCTCAAAGACGACCCGCACCGAGCCAATCCCGATGGGGGTCAAAAGGCTGCACCGCCTTTTATGCCATCATTATACACTATGTTGGG